ATCTTTGACTTACAAAAAATATAAGGAAAAAAAAAAAAACAGGTACTTATGATTGTTGGCGTATTGTTATGGAGATATCTATGACTGATAAAAATGTTATAGAACTTGTCCACGAGACGTTAATGGTAGGCAGCGTTAGACCTAAGAAGGTCCCTAAAGGTATGAAACCACAATGGCGTTGGCGTTGTTCGTTTAGAGATTGTTTGGCAGTGTGTAAGAAACTATGGCCCTATGCTATTGTTAAATTACATAAGATCGAACAAGTAATAGATCACTATGAACCAGAAATACAAGATTTAAATGACAATGTAGTTGAACTAGATAAGTTTAGAGACAACATTTGGTTCGGGAAAGAAAAAAAATGATAGATAGAATAGTATATAAAATATTAGAGCGAATAAACCATTACTCAACTGCTTTAACTTCATGGTCATGGCAAAAGTTATGGTCTAATAAAAAGGAGGGTTATGGCTACAAAAAACGTAAAGGCAGATAATTGGGATGGTAAGTCTAGACCTACTAATAAGGCTTATGATGAAGGTTGGAATAGAATCTTTGGTCAAAAAGAGATTAAAGAATTAGATGAATCATTAAAACAATCTAAAGCTAATAAGAAAGAAAGGGTAAAAAATGGATAATGAACTAATAAAGCAAGAACGTAGACAGTGGCGAGAGAATAGTTTGTTACAGAGTAGATCTATTCAACGGTTATCTGAGGAGTTAGATATGTTACGTAAACAAAAGGAAATGCTTCAAGAGAAGTTATTAAAGGTAGTGACTAATGATGGATGATAAAGACGCTATGGTCTACCAAAAGTTAATCGATAAACTAGAAAAAACTAACACGCCTAAAGGACCTAAAAAATCTAATAGATACAAGTATATACAAGGTAAACAGATCACGGACCCCGGAACAGGAAAACGTGTTTACGAGATAAGTAATTATAGACTTCCTTCAGTAACTACGATATTAGGAGCCACCAAAAATCAAGATTTTATAAAAAAATGGAAGGCTAAAGTAGGTGAACAAGAAGCAGAACGAATTAAGAATCATTCAAGTTCCAGGGGGACCTGTATGCATAAATTCCTCGAGCATCATGTTCTCGGAACTGGCTGTGTTGATCTTACAAGCATCGGACAAGAGGCGCGTCCCATGGCCGACAAAATTATTGAGATGGGTTTATCGGCAGTGGATGAGTATTACGGTTCGGAAGTTACGTTACATTATCCGGATCTATACGCAGGTGCTACAGACCTTATCTGTTCACATAATGGCATGGAGACTGTTGTTGACTTCAAACAAAGTAACCGTCCGAAGAGGGAAGAATGGATTGAAGATTATTACATGCAAATTGCAGCATACGCCATGGCCCACGATCATGTCTACGGTTCCAAAATTAAACAAGGAGTTATCATGGTATGCACGCCTGATTTATATTACCAAGAGTTTAAAACTGACGGATTGCAATTAAGAAAATGGAAACATGAGTTTCTCAAAAGATTAGATATGTTTAATGAGTTACAACATGATGAAAAAGAACGTACAAAACCAATGAAACCAGAAGATTTTGTTAAGTGATAATAATGCAACATGTGGCAAAAATACATCAATTGTGTTCAAATCAAGGCAAGATTAAGGCACAAATTGTCGACACCGGGGGTGTCGCAAGGGTGTCGAAGGGGTGTCGCAAACCGGGTTTAGGTGTCGACATTTCATGGTTGTTTAGAACAATTCTAAGTTATCTGCGTCATAAGTGTACAAAATTAGGCCAATTGTCGACACCTTCGACACCCTGCCGACACCCTGCCGACACCCCCCCTGTCGACAAATTATGGTTAAATAACCTTTGGTATAAGCTACTTATAAGAGATAGGTATTACTTATTTACTAATGCCGACACCCTTTTAGATTTTAGCGCAAATGTAATAAAAAAAAATATAAATACCCTGTTAGGTGTCGACAATCGAATTAAGGCAAAAATATGATTGGAACTGTATTTAGTATGATGACAGAAACAGACTTTTGGGATATGTTCAATAAGAAACACAACTCAAAATATTATGCCGAAAAGAAAAAACAAATCCAGGAATCTAAATACGTATTCAAAACCAAAATTAATAAAAGAACAGGTGAAGTTTCCGTACTCAAGATACAAGATTGATTGGTGTGATATAATTACGGAAGGTGGCTGGGGTTCAGAAAAAGAATTTATTAATATGAAACTAGCGACACCAGTAAGTGAAGGTTATTTATTTAGTAAAGATAAACACACTGTTAAAATATTTGCAGGTTATGATATTGATGATGATGGGACTATTACTTTTAGTGAACGTTCTGTTTTCCCGACTTCTTGTGTTCTGAAGATGACGAAACTTCACTAACTTCTTCTGGTAATGCATCAACAACCTTCGCATTTAGAATCGGCGCGTAATCTTCTAGTATTTGTTTCATTTTTAATTCTAGTTCTGCCTCTGACATTTCTTCTAGCTTACCTGTTTTTATTATCTTCCGGTCTATATATAATCCTGCAGCCATGCCTCGGTTCTTTTCAGCGTTGGTCGCAGCAGAAAAAGCACCCTTCTTCAAAGCCTCTTCTCTAATCTTACCAAGTTCAGCTACATGTTTGTCATAAGTGACAGCATATTTTTTAAGTTTCTCTTCTCGTAATGATCCAATGTATTGTACCACTAACGGAGATAGTCTAGGATTTTGTAATTCTGAGGCTTCAACACTGGCTCTCTTCTCACTATAGCCTGCTTCTATTGCAGCTTCTCTTGCCGTAGTTCTGCCTTCATTGAATACGATATATTCAGCAAATCTTTTTTGCATTTCTGTTAATCTTTTTGGGACACCCATCTTGACATTTTAAGGTAACTATCCTATATTGTCAATATGAAAGATGAAGACAAAACATTTGAAAACGAGACAGTAATAGATTTTAAACGAGCAAAAGATGATCGAGGACATAATGATCTTGAACGTATTATTGAAAAATTACGTATGAGTGTAAGAGATCTTATGATGGTTAATGATAAACATAGATTAATGATTAGCCAAGAATTACAAAAGAATTTTGAATTAACAAAAGAAATAAAAGACTTAAAACAAGAACGATCAGATTATTATAATGTTAGTTAAAGATTTACAGCAGATATTAGGTCAGTTCACAGACAAACTTGCAAAAGGACAAAACAAAGTTGTTGGTAAAGGCAATGCTCTTGGATTTGCTAGAGTCTATATTGATATGAATAATGGTAGACTTGAAGAAGTTATAAGAATAGAAGCACAAGAAAATAACATCATAGCAGCTAAAGAAGGTGTAAGATTAGTTCTTAAAACTGCCACGCAAAAACCAAAACTAATTTTATAGAGAGGAGTATTATGGAAATAACTGAAGAACAAAGAAAACAAATGTTGGCTTATTTATGGGGAAGACCTTATGGAGAAGTTGCACAAATTATAGCTATGTTAGTATCATTAAAGCCAAAAATGACTGACAGTGTTACCCCTAAAAAGTAAGTGGGACCAGAGTCTAAACTCTATCAAAAAGTGCGTAAGTCTTGGAGTGATTTTTCTCTTACAAGGCTGGAAAACCTTAGCTCTCTTGGCACTCCTGACCTATTGGTCAGTAATAATAATGGCCACTTTTTCACTGTTGAATTAAAAGTAACCAAGGGTAAAAAATTAAAGTTTTCTCCACACCAATTAGCCTTCCATGTGAAGCATCCGCACAATACTTTTATCTTAGCAGAGGCCCTCGGTCCATGTACCTCTAATCGTTTTCAAATGTTCCGTGGTTCTAGGATCTTGGAGCTTGACGCTTGTGGCTTGACGCTTGAAGCTTGCTGCTTGGGGCTTGAAGCTTGTCGCTTGATGCTATCGAAGCTTGGCGCTTGAAGCTTGCTGCTTGTTGCTTTCTAAATATTGGGGCTTGAGGCTTGCGGTTTGTAATTGGTTTCGGGGCCCTTGGATCATGACGCACGCACCAGCCGGTGCCATTCTTAAAAAAATACATGCTAGTGTTTACCATAACTAATGTTTGGAATCTCTTTATTCCAGCAAGCGCGGCAATCTAAACATTTTCCGCCCTGGCTTCCTGATGGGCAGGTCTCGGATCCATCGGTCACAACCGTTGAAGTATGGGCCCACGCCTTAGGCGCTGCGCCGTCTACCTTAGCTCCGGACAATCTAATGATCATATTGTCAGGGACCATTGCAGGGTCTGGAAGATAAGGCCGTTCTTGTGTTGGCATCCAGTGCTTAGTGTCAGGTGTTAATCTTGCAACTTCTAAAATTTTGGCCATGTGTTCGTGTGACTGTACATCGCCGGCGTCGTGCCATCTGAAGACCTTCATGCGCTTAACCTGTGCAACCATAGCGTCAACCCATAACGGGTTAGTCAGTGAGTCAAGCCTCCTGTATTGCGCTGCTTTGATAGCTGGATAACGTGTATAGTTTCCCTTCAGGGCATAGCAACCAAAACACGGTGAGGTTGGAACCTTCCTGAGCTTCGCGCCTGTTTGGCATTCCCACGCTGGCAGACTGTAACTCTTCCCTGGCATCTTAGACGTGCCGGTTAATGAGTCGGTAATTAATTTTGCTTCTTTTACTAACATATTTCTTTCTCCTTTAGTTTATAGGATACTATAACCCTATAGTTTAATCTTGTCAAGCTTGCTGCTTGACGCTTGCAGCTTGCCGCTTGTTGCTGGTAACATGGTCCTTGCTCCTTGAGCCATTGATAATGGCCCAGGTAAACCCGGGCCATTGGTAGACCTGGAAGCCTACTCATCTTCTTCCTCATCTTCGTTTGGTGTTTCAAATATATATGTTACATTGTCCCTGGTCACTTCACCCCTGAACCATTGCACCGGGCACTGGTCCAGCCAATCATGAAACTCTTCAGACATTGGGCTAACTTTATTACTCATTTGTAGTTTGTCCCATCATCCCTAAGTTCAGGACCATTTAAAGTTTCTATGTAAACTTCATCTTTTTTCTCTTCCATATATTTTTTAGATCTCTCCTGATCAGCCTTAACCAGCCGCAGGATCTCACCTATATTGTGTGCAAGAGTTTCTGTTGCATCAGCTATTCTTTTTAATTGTAATGTGTTTATTTCTTCATTGTCCATATTATACCTTTCTAAATACATCCTATATTATCTTATACCAGCTGTCAAGCGTTGCTTGCTGCTTGAAGCTTGGCGCTTTAATCATATAAACCCGTTGCGCTCCCTCGGCCGAAGGACTTGAGCGCAACTGGGCTAAGGCTGTCCCACCAGAAGTCACTTAGCGCGAAGCATTTCGTGAGCTGAATGTATGCCTTATCATTAGCAGGACCCTCTCTTCACACCCGTCAACTGCAGTTTTTGGGGCACTAATAAAGAGTCCAACAAACAATGCTAATTTGAGTTTTTTAATTCCGTATATTAGCAAAAGGGAACCTCTCCTATATAATACTTGACAGATTGATTGTCAAGTGCTAAAAACTATTTATGCAAAATAATAACTTAACCAAAGGAAACATGACCGAGAAACGATTGACACTAAACACAGAAAAAAGAAAATCTATTGAGGGTGTATTTCAAACACACTTTGAACTTAACAGTCCAAAGTA